GGTCTTGGCCGGCCAGCCGCTCCCATGTCGGGAAGGTGTAGAACTCGTGGCCGGCGAGCTGCCGGCGCTCTCCTAACTGCTTGCAGAGGGCCGCGACCAGCTTCTTGATCCGCGGGATGTTGTTGTTCTGGCTGATGACGAAGCTGACCAGCGTCTCCCATAGATCCTGCGTGAGGATCTGGACGCCGGCGGCCTCCAGCACGGCCTCCCGGAGGAACAGGTCAGGGGATCCGTCTGCCAGCGTGGCCTCCCGGGCCTCGCGGATGATGCCGCCGTAGCGCTCGCCGTAGTTGAGGTAGTCCTGCCAGAGCGGCAGCGTGCCCTCCTCTATGAGCAGATGCAGGTCGTCGTCGGGTTCCTTCTGCTCCATGATGGCACAGGTCTGGCCGGAGGGGATCAGGTACTTACCGGGGCCGAGCTCCTTCCAGCGGAAACACTGACCGCTCTCGGCGATCTTCTTCAGGTCGAAGTAGTCGACGGCGAGGGTGATGTCATCGAGGCTCATGCGGCAGCTCCTTTCTGGCCCATACGGCCTCGGTGGCGTCCGACCGGGTGGCCTTCCTGCGGCCGACCGTCTCGAGGACGCCGATGTCCTTCAGCTCGGTGAGCCTCGGGGCGACGTAGTTGCGGTTGAAATATGGGATCTTCCCGGCGGCTACCAGCTCCTCGGTGATTTCGCTGGCCGTCATCTGACGGTTGCCGAGTGTCTCGAGGATCAGGCGGCTGCGCTTCTTGACCTTCGGCAGGATGGCGTCATAGCTCTCGCGCCGGGTCTCTTTGGTGATACTGTTCATCGGTTCCTCCTTCCTGAGCGACCAGCTCGACACGATCGGCCGGCGCTCTGGTGATGCTGTGGATGTTCTTATCGAGGAGGGAGACAGAGGTGCGCCGGGTGCCGGCTGCGTCATACCAGAGGATGTACTCGGTGATCTGCTGGTATGTGATGCCGTTATACCTGACCGGCAGCTTCAGCCTCATGGCCTCCGCGATCTGTTTGCTGTCCATTGGTTTCCTCACATTCTGCCGGCGTCGGCCCTGCTTGCCCGACGATCCCGTGCAGGAACTTGATGTATCCAGCCGTCGCTGGCACCTCGTAGGGAGCGAGCTCGACCTGCTTGACGTACTTGCGGCCGTAGGTCTCGGCCATGTCACGCCAGACCGGCCACGGGACGCGGTAGAAGTCGCACAGGCTGAAGCTGACCAGCACGAAGGCCACGGCGCCGAGTTTGTGGTGGGCTTCGAGGTCGTCCTGCTGCTCCTGCGTGAGGCGGCGCTGCTCGATGCGGTCATCGTCGGTGTGCTTTGCCTCGAAGTAGATGCTCTGGCCGCCCTTCAGGGTGCCGCCGTAGTCCGGCTGGGCCTGCTTGGTGTAGCAGGCGAGGAACTGGCCCTTGCGGTTCTTGGCCCCGAGCGGCTTCATGGGCTCCGGGGTCTTTTCGATCTTGGCGATCCCGCGGTCGCGGTAGTATTCGCAGGAGGCCGAGATCATGTTCTCGAAGTAGTTGCCGGCTACTCTGGCCTGCTTGCCGGTGATCTGCGCCCTGATGTGGCGCTCGGCTTCGTATGGCGTCGGATCCGGGTAGCCTTCGGCGTTGGTGCGCGGGTTGTACTTAGTCAATAGGCTCACCTCCCGGCCCGATGTCGAAGTGGGCGCCCGGATCAGCGGTGAGGCGTTTGGCAAGCTCGAGGATGACGCTGCCGTCGATCTCAATGTGGAGCGGGCCGTGGTCGAGGTGCTGGTTGCATACTGCCATCGCTCTGAAGGCCGGCAGATGTAACGTCACGCTGCCAGCGTCCTGCGGCTCAGGATCCGGGGCAGCAGCAGGAGCGGGCCCGACGCGGCTGATCTCCTCGAAGCCGTTCAGCACAGGGATCCCGGCAGCCTTGGCGACCTCGATCTCCCCGGCCATGCCCGCGGACGGGTGGGAGAGGCCGAAGGCCCACAGCTCATCGCACTGGAGCACCAGCTCGCGGCCGAAGCTCAGGGCCAGCTCGCGCTCGGCCGGGATCGTGTCGTCCATGAACTGCGTGAGGTAGATGTGCGGGGCGATCGGGATGCAGCCCTTCATAGCTGCGGCCCGGCTGTATTCCTTGGCCCGCTGGATGTTGTTCTCGTAGTCCCCGCGGCACGGGGAGCAGATATAAACCTTTTTCATGATGTCCTCCTATTTCTGGCGCCAGCTTTCGCCGGTCAGGGCGATGGCTCTGCACATTTCCATCAGCCGGTCGATGGTGGCCCGGGCTGTGGTGTCGTCCCGGGTGTCCCGGGTGGTCATGCGTCGGATCAGCGTGTCGGCGTCGTAGTTGGTGGTCACTATGGTCGGCAGGTATGCCTCATAGCGGCCGTTGATGATGTTGTAAATGGTCGAGATCGCCCACTCGGTCGGGGGCTCTTTTCCCATGTCGTCGATGACCAGCAGCGGCACGGTCTTGTAGATCTTCAGGACGCTGCCCTCGTCGCCTTCGCTGCTGGAGTAGGTGCGCTTGATGCGCTCCAGCAGGTCGATCATGGTCATGCAGATGACCGGGCGGCCCTGAGCGATCAGGTGGTTGGCTATGGCTGCGGCGAGGTGGGTCTTGCCGGTGCCCGGCGGGCCGGCGATGAATAGGCCGTTGCGGCCGGGTTCTGGCTGCCCTTGAATTGGCAGCAGCCTGTCGAAGCTGTCCGCGTAGCGCTTGGCGACGGCCGCGGCCTTCTGGTTGCTGTCCGTGATCTGGAAGGTCGAGAAGGTTCTGCGGAGGAAACGATCGCCCATGCCGGACTCGCCGACGATGCGCTGGATCTTGTCGCGGAGCTTTCGATCCTCCTCAGCCTTGCGCTCGGCTTCTTCCTTGGCCTTGCGTTCGGCCTCGGCCTTCTCGAAGGCTGCCACGGCGTCGGGGCAGGTGCAGCGCTCCGGCCCGTATGGGGCCCACCAGATACGATCCCCGAAGGGGAAGCCCTTGGTGTGGCGCGGTGCCCCGCAGAACTCACAGGCGACCGGCTTCGGGGTGCCCGGCAGATCTGCCACGGCCGGGTCGTTGCTGAGGATCCAGTTGGTGCCGCCGTCCCCGGCGTCAGTCGTCGAGGTCGTCTGCTGTCTTGAAGCCCTTCGAGTAGTCGCGGCCGGCGTCGGCTGCGTTGCTGCGTTCAGGATCTCCCCGATTTTCTGCATCTGTCGTCACCTCCTCGAGCTCGTTGTCCCATTGGCCGCCGTTCAGCCATGTGGCCGGGTTCGGTATGTAGCGGCCGTTATCTCGGCGCCACTGTTCGCTCCGCTTCTGAGCGTTCACGGCCTGCATGATCTTCTCGTGCAGCTCGGCGTCCGGCCGCAGCCGTTTCCATGCCTTGAGGGCGTACTGTTTGGCGACTTTCTTCGGGTAGGCGCTCCAGAACTCTGCAAACCTGACCTCGATGGCGTCCTTTTTGCCCTCGTCAGCCCCCTCGTCAGAGGGGGAAGGGGGAGTAGTACCATCTGTACTCTTATCTACTCTACTCTGGTCTACTCTGCCTGCGGCTTTCTTGCGGCCTTTCTTCGGCTGACCGCTGGCCGTTTGTTGGTCGTCTGCGTTTTCTCCTGCGGCTGCTGCGGCCGCGTCACGCCGACGCTGCGATCGCTCTTTTTCGGCCTTCCGCTGGTCGATCAGCTTGCCGGCGTACTCGTACCAGTCGTGGATCTCGAGCTCGCCGTCCTCGTTTTCGTCCAGCCAGCCGGCCCGGATCAGCGCCGCGGCCAGCTTTTCGGCGTCTCCTTCATACTGAGCAGCCCGGGCGATCATGCGGTGGGTGATGCCGTCGAGCTTGCCCGTGGGAGCATTGTCGAGGGCCCATAGCCAGAAGGAGATCAGCAGGCCCATCATGTGCGGGGGCGAGATCTCAAGCTCGTCAGCAGCGTCGAACAGCTTGCGGTGATCTTTGAGTGTCTGATGTACTTGGATCCATGCCACGGTCGTCACCTCCTCTTTGTGGCCGCGTGTCCTTGGCTCTTAATTGGTCGGCCTTTGGTCGGCCGTCGGTCGTTCTAAAACAGGAGATCGCTGTCATCGCCGTCCACCTCCGTGAAGCCGGAGGCGTCTGCGTACCCGGGATCCGCGAAGTCGTCGCCCTGCGGCTGCGAGCCCGCGCTCTGGCCGTCTTTTTTGCTGTCGCTGAAGTTGATGTTCCTGACGGTGATCTCCGTGGCCTTGCGGCGGTTCCCGTCCTTGTCCTCATAGGTTCGGCTGGTCAGCTCTCCGTCGACGATGACGAGGCGGCCCTTGGTGAGGTACTTGCAGGCGAACTCGGCCTGCTGGCGCCACGCCACGCAGTCGATGAAATTGGTGATCCTGTTGCCGTCCTTGGTCTTGCGGCCGGTGTCGCTGGCGAGCGTGAAGCTCGTGATCGCGGTGCCGCTTGGGGTGTATCTGAGCTCAGGGGTGGCCGTGAGGCGCCCCTGAAGTCCTGTGTGGTTATACATTAGGCTTGACCTCCTTGCTGGTTATGCTGCGCCGCTGCGGCGTCGAGCGAGTTGCAGATCTCGTCGTATTCCTGACGGGTCAGGGTGGCCGGATCCTGCTTCTTGTACTTCTCGAGGATCCGGGTGTCGGTGCGCTCGCGGCTCATGCCGGCGGCCTCTGCCTTCTTGTAGAGGCGGCCGAGCTGCGCGTCGCTGAGTCGGCTGGAGCTCTGGCCCTGCCCCTGACGCTGCTGGCCCTGTCTGGCGGTTCCTGCGCTGCCGGAGCCCTTGCCCTGTGCGCTGAAGTCGTTGTTGTCGGGGTCGTCCTCGCCTTGGTCGACCGTGAACTTCTCGAAAAGGTAGTATTTCAGGGCGTAGGTGTGGGCCGCGCCCTTGGCCTTGGCCGGGTCGTCATTCCAGCCGATCGAGTGGATCACGGCCTCGATGGTCTCGTCCTCGTTGTCGAGGTTCGTCCAGCGGATCGTCAGGTCGGCCTCGTAGAGGAACATGAGCTTGTCGCCGTTGCGGGTCTTGGTCTGCATGGTGATCCAGTACAGCGGGTCGCCGTTGTCCGAGTGCTTGGTGGCCGTCTCAGCGATGACGTCGAAGTCGACGCCGAGCTGGTTCATGATCGGGGTAATCTTCTCCCACACGTCGTAGATCTTGGCGTAGGAGTAGCTGACGCCGTCGCTGTGCTTCTTCTTCAGGATCTCCGGGCAGGCTTTCCTCATTTCGACGAGCTTCTGCCGGAGGGAGAGGCAGGAGGCCACGTCAGGCAGGGCCTCCGCGGTCTTGGCTGCCGCTGCGGTTTTCTTTTCTGATGCGGTTGTCATGGTGGGCCTCCTTTACAAGTCGACCTTGAAGATGTCGGGCTGCTCCGTGACGGTGATGCCTTCGACGATCTCGCCGGTCTCGGTGATAGTGGCGACGCTGCCGACGAAGGTGAGTCCCTTCTTCAGCTCGCCCCACTTGGCGCTCTCCTCGGTCTTGATGTAGTCGCCGAAGCCGTTGGCCTTCAGCCACGGCACCAGCTTCGCGTCGTCCGGCGTTGCCTTGGTGCCGCCCTTTTTGAGGGTCAGGGTGCCGGAGAGGAGGCGGTATTTCTCGGTCGTCTTGGTGGTTTTGTGGGGCACGGTGCGGAAATACTCGGCGAGGCAGCTCGTCAGGTAGGATGTGCTGTTCTCGAGCCGGCGCTTGGCTGCCTCCATCTTCTCGGTGATGGCTGCGACCTGCTGGTCGGCCAGCTCCTTCAGGCGGTCGTACTCCGCACGCTCCTCGGCTATCTTGCGGACGGCCCAGTCTGCGCAGCGGTCGTCCGTGATCCTGAAGCGCGGGGCCTCCTGATCGGCGACGCTGCCGATGTCAAACTCCTCGAGCTCCTCGAGGGTGGCAGCCGGCAGGGCCTCGGCCTGCTGAGCTGCCGAGCTTTCCTCGGTAGCTGCTGCCTGCTGTTCTGCGGCGATGGCCGCGTTGGTTTTATCACTCATGGGTTGTTGCTCCTTTCTGTTGTTCTGCGGCCCTGTCGGCCGCGATCTGGCTGTATTTCGGGTCGATCTCGACGCCTATGTACCGGCGCCCCGTTTTCGCGGCTGCGGCCAGCGTGGATCCGCTGCCAGCGAAGGGGTCGAGGATCAGGGCCCCGGGTTCGGTTGTTGCTTCTATGAGGCGCTCCAGAAGCGCCACGGGCTTCTCGTTGGGGTGGATCAGGCTGCTGTTGCCGACCTTCGGGCAGGTGATGACGTCGTCCGGGCGTTTCCCGGGGAACTCAAACCGGCCCTTGGTAGCGAAGATGACGACGTCGTGCCGGGGCGCGAACTGCGCCTTGAGGTCTCCCATACCGTGCGCCTGTCGATCCCACACGATGACCGACTTGACCGTCAGGCCGGCGAGGCGCAGCGCGTCGATGAATACCTGCTGGACGTCCCAGCGGCTAAAACAGAGTACCCCCCCCGCGACTTTAAGACGCGGGCGGCGTCGTAGATCCACCAGATGAACGGCGCCTTGTCGTTGCTGATTTTTGCGAGCCTGCGGTCTTTTTCCTTGCGGCCGCTCTGGTAGTCGATGCCGTATGGCGGGTCGGTGATGACCATGTCTACGCTCTCGGGCTCCATATTGCGGAGGATCGTCAGGCTGTCGCCTGTGATGACTGTGTTCGGTTGGATCATTCGTTGCTGCTCCTTTCTGCGAAAAAGCGATGGCCGCCGACCTCGATGACGAAGGTCTGGCTCTCGTGCCATGTGCTCGTGACTTTTGTGGGGTTATAAAAGAACATGACCGGCTCGTCGGTGATGAACTCGCCGGCGTCAAATACTGCTGCCACGGCCTCCCTGACGCTGTCAGTCGGATCCGGGCGGGCCGGTGCATACTTGAACGTCACGACGACCTCGGAGGGCTGCGTGCCGGTCTTTTCGCAGGCGTTTAGGATGCACTGTGCGACCAGCATTTGCCCCTCGAAGGACTCGCCGCCGGCTTCGGCCATGACCACGCGCTCGACGACGTCGCGCTCTGCTGCGCTCAGCTCGAAGCGTGGGGCCGGTGTCGGTTCTGCTGCCGGCGTCTGGATTGGGGTCTGCGTTTCGATGACCGGCTGCGGCGTCACCACTATGGCCGTCCCGGGCTTGTCCGGGGTCAGCGCCCCGACCACGACGTAGATCAGGGCGGTCAGGGCGGCAGCAGCGAGCAGCAGGCAGGTGATTTGCCGGCGCCGGTACTTGGCGCGGCGCTTCTTTCGTGCTATACTGTACGACGAGCGAGATCCGACGGCTGGCTGGCCTGTTCTTCTCGCAGGGGTCGCCTGATTGCAGCAGGCGGCCCTTTTTGTTACTGTTGCCATTGTTTTCTCCTCTCAGCTCGTAGCTCTGGCTGCCATCTTCGCGGCGTAGTCCGCGAGGGTGAAGTCGCTGAACTCCGTCTCTCTGACGGTGTCCGCTGCCAGCAGTACGAGGTACTCGTTGTTGTAGTATTCGACCTCCGGCTGCCGTTCCCGGCAGAGGTCGAGCTTGCGGCGGGCGTAGGGTTCGCTGCGGTTCCAGACGTCGTCTGGGATCCAGCGGTCGAGGTACTCCTCGACGCGCTCACGCAGCTCCTCGCTCGTGATTGTGATCGGCGAGCTCTTGCTCATTGTCCTCACCTCCGGGCCATGCGGGCCGGGAGGGTTTGTTCCGGCCGCGTCATGGCTTTGTTGAAGCCCTGCGGCTCATATCTGACGCCGACGATCCTGCGGCCGCTGACGCCGTACTTCGGGTTGTAGCCGAACAGGTTGACGTAGGCAGCGAGGTCGTCACGCTCGTCGTCCATCGCCTTCAGCACCTCGAACAGGGCCAGCACGTCGTCGATCGCTCGGTGGCTGTTCTGCACCTTGTCCTCGAGCTCATAGGCGAGGATCGCGTTGGCGAGCTTGTGAGGGTAGGGCCGGCGGTCTTTGTAGACCGTCAGGCTGTCCAGCCAGTCGATCCGGCCGACCTTGGCGCCGCGCAGCAGGCCGCGCAGAAAGCAGGCGTCGAACTGTGCGTTGTGGGCGATCATCAGGACGGGGCCCGGCTGCATGAGCTTGGCGATCTGGCTGGCCGCCTTGGCTGGCTGCACGCCCTCGGTCTGGAGGAGGGTGTCGGTGATGCCGGTCAGGCTGACGATATTCTCCGGCAGCGTCTCGCCCTCGGGCAGCTTGATGAAGGTGTCCATCTTGCCGGCGATCCTCAGCCCGCCGGAGGCCGTGTGCTCCACGCGCAGGGCCGCCAGCTCGATGATCTGATCCTTGTCGAAGTCGAGGCCGCTGGTCTCGGTGTCGAAGATCACGAGGGCCTTGTACTTGTTCAGGAGGGCGGTCAGGTTACTCATGGGCCGCCTCCTGTTCTCTGGCGGCTCGCAGCGTGCCGAGCATGAAGGAGGCCGCAGCTCTAAGCTGCTCCTCGGTGGCGAAGCTGCCGCCGAAGCTCTCGATCAGCTCCTTGACGATGTCGCCGGCCTGCTCTGCGGTCACGTCCTGATCGTCGAAGGAGATCAGGAGATCGGAGTCCAGATAGCAAGCGGGGCGCAGGCCGCAGTAGCCGAAGCAGGCGCAGTACCAGTCCGGCGTGCCATCGGTGAGGACGTAGCGGGCGCTATGCTCGTACCCATTGGAGGCCGTGCTGACGGCCGTGGACAGCCACCACCAGTCATCTGCGTTGGGGATCACGTCGCGGTTGCGCCGGTACTGGTCGACCGTCAGCAGGAAGATGGTGACGTTGCAGGTGCCGTAGTCCTTCAGGCCGTCGTCGGTCGTCAGGTCGAGCTCACTCGTCAGTAAGGCGCTGGAGCAGCCGGCGGCGTCGATCAGGGTGTCGAGGAAGGGGCCGTTCAAGTAGCGCAGGCTGCTGGACTTGCTGAAGTCGTTGCAGTTGCCGTCGTCGAAGGCGCGATCCTCGACGATCTTCTCAGTCAGGCAGAGGGTGCCGGTGGCGTTATGTTCCAGCACGACCCAGCGCTGTCCGGCATAGTTGAAGGCGGTGCCGCGGGGTGCGGTCTTGAGTGCTTTTTTCATGGTTTTGCTCCTTTCGTTCTTGGCGGCCGGCCCTTGGGGCTGGCCTGTATATTCTTCAGCGGTTCGCCGGCGCGGATCCGGCTCTCACAGTGCGGGCAGATGTAGCCGGTGCGGGGGATCTTCTGGTAGATGCTGACGTTCCAGTCGAGCCCGCAGCCGACGCATTTGGCGGTCATGAGCTCCCACCTCCTTCCGCGGCCAGAGCGGCGAACACGGCCCGCCTGATGCGGTTGCGGTACTTCTTGCGGGTTCTGGCCTTCTTGGCGTGCTTGGCGAGGTGCAGCCACTTCCTCGGGACGATGCCGGTGGCCAGCGCCTCCATGAAGCGCTCGGCCGTTTTCTTGGCCCAGTCGATGATCGGCTTGAACGCCTCCATCAGAGCGCGGGCTATTTCCTTGACGGCCGCGGCTACACGGTCGAAGGCTTCGAGGATCTGCTGCATGGTTTCCGGGCTGATATGTAGGCCGGCAGCCGCAGCGGCCAGCTCGTCCAGCTTCTCAGCAGGCAGGCCCGGGGCCTGTGCTGCCACGACGGCAGCGAGCTCCTCCCGGGCTGTTCTGGCGTCCTGCATGGCCTCGTAGTCGTCGAGGCTCATGCTCCCGTCGTAGGTGTACGGGTCAAGCTCGTCGTCCGGGCCCTCGGCCAGACGTTCGCAGAATGGGAGGCCAGCGGCCTCGGCAGTCTTGCGGGCCTCCTCGATGGCGTTCAGTCCTTGCTCGACTTCGTAATAGTCCGCGAGGCGGTTGTGACCGCCTTCATAGTGCCAGCGGATCCCGGCGGCGATCTCGTCGATGGTCATGCCCTCGCCGAAGTGGCCGCAGTAGTAGCCGTTCAGGACGACGGCGTCCGGGTCGGTTTTCAGGATCCCGATGGCGTCGTTGAGGTCGTCGGTTTCCCACTCGCCGCTCCCGAGATCGCTCCAGAGGGTCAGGGCGCTCCACGAGCGGCCGGTGCGGTACACGATCACCCAGCCGATGCCGTCGCGGATCTCCTCCGCGACGTCTCGGGCGATGTCTCTCAATGCTGCCATGTCTATTCCTCCTTTCCTTAGCAGGCGTCGCCGTGCGGGCCGACGGTCATGACGCTCTTGGTAGCTCCGTTCTTGTCGATCCAGATCTCCTCGACGCTGTTGTCGGCCCAGTAGATCGTCTGATGAAGTTTCCACTCGCGGGCGTCGTCCGCTGCCTTCTCGGCTTCTCGAGCCGCCTGCTGGAGCTCCTTCAGCCTGTTGAACTCCTTCACGGTCAGGCTGCGTCCCGGCTCGCTCAGGGCGTAGTCGCTGAGGTAGTAGGTCGTGAAGGTCTGATGCCACCCGGCGTTGTACCAGCGGCTCGTCACCTTTTCGGCGAAGGCCAGCAGATCGGCGTCGTTTTCGATAGGGCCGAAGCCTCGGACGGTGAAGATGAACTCGTCTCGGCTGTACGTCGGTTTTCCGTTGACATAGCCGTACACGTTGGGATCGTATTTCATGGTATGCTCCTTTCTACTTGGCCCGGGGTTCCCGGGGATCTTGGCGTTTTTAGCAGCAGGCGAAGATCGCGGCGATCTGCGCCTTGGTCGCTCTCTGGTAGCTGGAATAAAAAACACGACCGCCGACTTCTTGGTTGATGGCATAGTGGCCGTCGGCGTAGCGCTTAATGAGCCACACCTTGCGAGGGTTCCACTTGTCAACCTTGCGTGTCAGGGTCGTGTTGTTTCTTCTGCTTCTCATGGGGGTCTCCTTTCTTCGGCCCGGCGCGGAGCCGGGTGATCTTGGCTTATGTTTCGGCCGTTGCTCGTTTCTTGCCCCTGCGCTTGAAGTTTTCACGGAGTCGCCTCTCGGCGAGCTCTGCGCTGTACCCCTCGCGCTGGTTCCTGTCCAGCGTGCCGGTCGCACCACGCTGGAGCTCCTTGTAGATCGTGGTGTAGTGGACGGAGAGGCGGGCCGCGATGTCAGCCGGCCGGTCTCCGATCAGGTGCCACGCCTCGATCTTCTTCCTGTCCTCGAAGGTCAGGTAGCGGTACTTTCCCGTCGGTCTCACCTCCGTCTCATTTGGTCGATAAAAAAGAAAAAATGCACAGCGGACTCGGTTGGAGTCTCTGTGCATTTAATATTAGCGGACACGCCCGCTTTTGTCAAGATTAAATGCTAAAAAAGCCTAAAAATTTTTTCACGAAGGCAGCAGAGCGGCGATTTCAGCCCGGAAAAGCTGCTCAGAGCACAGAAAACCGAACATTTTCCGGGGGTAATTGTTCAGCCACTCCTCGACCTGTTTGACTTCCCGGGGCGAGACTTGGCTCAGGTCGGTGCCCTTCGGGAT